CGAGGCGGTCGGCACGGGTAATTTTTGCCCACTCGTACCCCTTAACCCTGAGCTCGCCCTTAATCTCCTCAATGGCCTGGGAAATAAATGCCTTGCGCTGAACGTCAGAGGAGTAGGCGTCAATCTGCGGGAAGTAAGCCCGGAGGTCATCTTCTCCCACCGATACCACTCGGTCATGGCCGACAACCCTTTCAAGCTGGAGAGGCTTAATTGCAGTTTGAATCTGGCCGGACGTTTGAAGAATGAAGTTTACTGCAATCCAGTAAACTCGAGTCGGAATATTACTGCCTAGATCAGGGTCCGATATGGCTGGGACTGTAAAGCTCCAGGCCTTCTTCTGAGCGCTCCAGGTCCACGAGGTTATGGTCTGTAGGCTATTAGCGCCGGAGGCCGCATCGGAGCGACTAGGGACGCTCTCGTCGAATACGTAAATAGCTGGCGTTTGCGCCTGAACAGCCGTAGGGATATTAGCCGTGTCATTGTCTAACAGCGGATAGAACCAGTAAGTGATGTTCTGACCAAACGGATAGCCCATTAGATTTTACCTTCCTTGCGGTCTCTCTCAGCGTTCTTGACCATATCCTTGCGGAATGAGTCCTGGCTGCGGTCTCCCTCGCCACGTTGCTGGGCAATGTTCCTAGCGGTGGCAGATGCCCTCTCGATACTATCACGCACCTGACGCTCAGACATCTTCTCTTTCTGTAAGTCTACGTTGTATTTCATGGGTATTCCTTATCTAATAGCTCTGGATGAGCATAACAGCACTGCGCCTTTACTTCTGGATGCATTGTGCCGCTAATGATTATCTCTTCGATACGCCCACAATAAAAATTATAGACGACAGGGTTGCCATCTACATCTTTATTCTTTTTTGACTCCCAGCTGCCAACCACTACCAATGGCTTGTCGGCAAGCTCCCCATACCGTTTCTGGTACACAGAGCAAGAGCTATCGTCAGAAAGCCTTGGGCATTTAATTGCATCCTCATTCGGCGGGTAAAGCGTACAGCACTTGCCACCACAAACCTTGATGCAATACGTATCCCTATCCATCTTTCTTCTGAACTTCTGCCTTCTTGGCAATCTCTACGGCCTTGGCGCGTCCTTCCTCATAGGACACTTCGTGGCCTCCGTTACGCATCTTCAAGACCTCTTTGGCAGTAGGCACAAGGCGCTCGATAGCGTCTCGTGTGCGCTGCTCTGGGGTCATTTGAGTGCGCCAATGCTGAACCTCCGCGTTAGATTCCCACTTTTCCTTAAGCTCCTCTTTCTTCTGAGCCTTCTGCTGAGCATAGTGCTGTTGAAGGGCCTGGAAGGTAGGAAGGGACTCTACGGTTCTCATAATCCCCTTCTTAGGAGGGGGACGTGAGCCAAGGTTTTCTTTCTTAATGAATACGGCCATAAACTATACGCTCTCCTTTTTGAGAACGGATTGCTTAACTTCCAGCTTTTTCCGCTCATCTTCGAGCTTCTTCTTAAGAACGCTAATCTCGTTCTCGTAGTTGGAGGCTCGCTCATCCCAGTTTATCTCACTTGCCATCTTTTGTTTGACAAACTTTTCGAGGTTATCCCATGGGTTAATCCCAGCGCCCTGAGAGTAGTGGTGAGCTTTTGCGGCCCGTGCTGGGTTTTTGTCATTAAACTTAGGGAAGTTTCCGTAATCGAGGATTCTAAACCCCTTCTGGAGATACATATCCACATGGTGATAAATCTCTGGGCGACTCTCAGCATTGAGGGTCATAAGGCCAGTCCCCTGACGCTTCTCGCCATCGTTCGAGATGTGCCATTCCTTTGTCTCGAAGAGGATAAAAGCATGAACTGGGCGCTTCCAGCCAGTAAGGTATGTAAGCGTTTCTTCCTTGGGCTGAACGATGGTCTTGTACACTTCTTTCTTCATTAAGTGCTCTCGATTGCAATAAAAAAGGGGGGCACCCCGGAGTCAACTGCTCTCCGGGGGCCCCCCTTAACCTACCTTAAATTAGGTATCGCTCAAGAGCTTAACGCCGCAGAGGTCGTTCCACTCAAGTACGTCGTAGAAGTAGTACGTAGCATACTCAGTGTAGAAACCTTCCGAACCCTTCTCCTTAACCCATGTAACAGGCGCTGGAGCAAAGAAGCCAGCGAATGCCCATATTGGGTGGAAGATAGCCTGAACAGTGTCGCCGCCAGAGGTAGCGTGTCCAGAAGTAGCGTGGAAGTCGATCGAGCCAAGGAGAGAACCTACGTAGCAGTTAGCTTGTGGGGTTCCGCCAAGTACGTCGAGGTAGCTCTCGTTGCTCCAAACTGCAGCACCGGACTGTACGATTTCCTTCTTGATGTTGTAGTGACCACGGTGGGAAAGAACTGCCTTAAGCGGAACTTCCTTGTTTGGGCACTCAGAGTTGAAGATGTTGAACTGGCCAAGCATTACATCGTCAATCGTAAGGATGCTTGCCGAAGTTACCGAAGTCGAAAGACCCGAGAACAACGAGAGAGCATCGTTATCAACGTAACGAGCAATAGCAGCACCGTGCTCAGCCGCAATGCGGTCAGCTGTGATGCTTCCGAACTGTCCTTGCTCAACAGATACGCCAGAAACTACAGCGCACTTAGCAATGGTTGCAGATACAGAAGAGTCAGTGAGCTCGCCGTCTGCGTTTGGAGCAAGAGCAGTAGCCTCAGCAAGAGCTGCAGCAGTGAGGTATCCACGCTTTTGAAGCTTAGCTGTCATTGTGCCAGCAGGAAGCCCCTCAGTGTGCATAACTGCCATCATGCAGTTTGCTTTTACAAGCGCTGGGGAAATTCCAGCTGCGAGAACGTCAGTGACGTTAACGCTATTTCCAAATTCGGTAATGTTGCTTACAGCACCCATACTTTATTCCTTTAAAAACTAAAAAAATCTTACGATGCCTTCGTCAAAGCGACGAAGAAGTAGCTAGTACCATTACTAACTACGAGCTTAACCGTAGTGTCGGCTCCGTTATCATCCTGGATGTAAACCTTGCCAGCCTGAGAAGCTGCACTGCCAAGGGCAGTGACAAGCTCAGCAGCTGTTGGGGTAGTAACATTCGCAGTATTGACAGCAGTAGCGACACCATTGGTGAATCGCACACCATCGATATCTTTAAACTGTGTTGCCATAGGTTGAAGTCCTTCCTAATTACTTACCTGCAGATATGGTTCGCAAAATCTTTTGAACCGCAGCGGGATTTTCCTTCTTCAGGCGCTCCAATGTCTCTCTGGCATTTGGCATAGCTTGCAATTCGGCCCAGCTCTCAGGAACTTTATTGCTCCCACGAGGCGCTGAGCGTTGCCCTGGAGTAGCGTCCTTCACACCACTAACACCAGATGCCTTAGCGAGACTTGGATACTTCTCCACAAGCAGCTCCCCGTACTCTTTTGGAGTCATGGGGCGAGTGCCTTTGTAGAGAATATCTCCGCTGTCGTCTTTAACAACGATAGAACCATCTTCGTCTAAATCGCATGACTCTTCTACCTCTCTTTTAATCCATCGGATGGCGTCCTGGTTGAACATCCCAGAGATTTCAGACATAACTTTATCGGTTACGGCCAAACTCTTATTCACCCGAGATAGGGCATCTAACTGCTCTTTAAGAGTCTGCCTTTCGGTCTCTACCTCATTTCGATACTTATCAAACTTACGCTGGAAGAGCTCTTCAAGCTTCTGAGGGTCTTTCTCTGCCGCCTCGCGCTCCTTCTCCTCAAGCTTTTGGCGAAGAGAGCGATATTCCTCGGGGTCAATGTCCTTATATACGGAGACAACCCGATTGTACTCCTTCTCCTTTGAAGCCAGGAGGCCCTGAAGCCGCTGGATCTTCTCTTGCATCTTCTGAGAGTCGTCCGAGGCAGGAGCTTGGTCTGAGGGCTGTGTTGAGTTGTTATTCTCTTCGCTCATTTTACGTTCCGTAGTTTGTTTTTAATTATCTCTATCTGTTCTTCGGTAAGATTGAAGAAATAGCGGCCATACATTTCGTTTTCTATGGCTTTTTTTGCTTCTTTTTTACCAGTGAAAGATATGACTCCAGTTGTGGTTGTCTCAGTTGAACCAAATGAGACTTTCATGGCATTAAACATAGCGCCACTAAAAGTAAGGTCAACGTAGTTAGTTTGAAGCCCCTTATTTTCTCTTCGCTTAGCCCACTTTTTACTATATTTGTTATTAGCAAAAGGTTGCCCATCTCCATTAAGACCGCTTTGCGTTCTTGTTTTAATACGTTCATTTTCAAGTTTTAAGGCATCTTGAAACACTGGCGTCATATTCTGAATGCGTTGTTTTACCGCCCTTTCAATCGCCTGAAGGTTCTCAACCTTTATGGTCATAAGAACTACGCCCCCTTTGCCACTGGTATAAGCACATGACGGCATCCATACCCTCCGCAATAGAGGTTAGCTGGAATCCCCTGCCCGTTATCCCAAGTATACACTACTTCAATAGGGAACACTTTGTTTACCCTGTCGGCGCAGAATGGGCGGTTTCGGGCGTCTCGAGGGCCAGCGTACAGAACAAAGGGACGCCCCTGGTTCATGGCAATCATGCGACTATAAGAGGCAGTAGCGGTCTTTAAATCTGTGTCCAACGCTTTGAATATTCGAGTAGCCGGGACGTCGGCCAGCTCAAAGTCCGAAATGCGCTCTCCAGTAATCACCGAGTCGGCAAGCCCTTGGCGCACTTCGTTCGCATAAGCTCTCGCCATAATTGTGACGTTCTGCTCCCGAGAGTTAACAAAAACCCCGAAGTTAGGAACCCTTCGGTCGGCCATGTCCTCGTCGTCATTGGCCACGCTGTACCACTGCTCCATCAAGCTGTACTGAAGGTCAAAGATGTCCTCAAGGCTTTGGATATGCTCCATGACATCCTCCGTCAAGACCAGGGACTCTAGGCCCCCGAGGAGCCTTATGACCCTGGATTGTCTTATCGAGCGGTCGGAGGGGAGGGAGGAGAGCTCCTCAAGAATCTTCCTCTGCATGAGAAGGCGGAGGGTACTGACAAACCCTTCAACCTCTCGGTCTATGCGACGGTTCCCCCTCTGAACCAGCAGGAGAAGCTCTTCTAACTCATCTTCCGTCACTGTCTCTTACCCTTGGCTCTGGGAGCGGTACGTTTACTTCCTGCCCCGGAGTTCCCTGAGCCGTAAGCCCACGAGGAAGCGCCGTCTGGTTGAAGGATGGGATAGGGGCAATCTCATCGATGTCCTGGACAATCTGAGAGAGCTCATCTTCCGTATAACCCATGGTTGCAGCAACCTTCTTAAGGTGCGCCTTACGCCATGAGTCTACGTTACGGATCTCGTCACGATAGGCAAGGAAGAGCTGAATCTGCTGATTGACGTCGTCGGCAGTAATGTCCCTCGACAGCGTTATACGGCCTTGAAAGTCCGAGAGGCCCTTGAAGCGAGCGTAATGCTTAAGCGCTTCGTTCAGAGCGCCTTCAAGCTCTCCTACCGCATGGATGAGAAGAGCAATGAGCTCCGTGCTCATCTCTCTGAGTGTAGCGGCACCCGGAGCCTCATTCGAAGTCGAGGAGACCCCTCGAGTGCGATTGAACGCAACTCTGTAGAGCTGGTCGACAGAGGTGTTGATGGCATTCAATAGTGCTTCAGTCGATGCTGGCTCGATGACATACGGCTTGGCCTCTTGAGGCAGTACAGAGACCGCATACTCAGAGATGCTTATCAGATGCTTGTCCTGAAGGTCGCCAGAAACGAAGACTCTCTGGAACGCTTGAGTGTTGAGCTGATTGTAGTAAGCCGACATGAGATTGTAGATGACGAGCTGAAGCTCAGAAACATCCTTAACCCATGAGACATTGTTCAGTGTGATGGCCACGGGGATCTCGGTGAAGCCTTCTAAGGGGATATCGATGGAAACAGGCTCCCACTCTTCGGTCTCTTCGTTCTCACGGTATATGGACACAAACACGCCACCGTCTTTTCTCTCAAGGATTTTGCAGTACTCAACCTCTTCGGGCTCTTCCATGAAGGACGAGCGTGGCGCTATGACTTCGTACTCATAACGGATGCCGTTATACTTCTTGTCATCGCCAATCTCCCAGTCCTTGAGCTCTAGGGGGTCGATCATTTCCATGTAAGGCCTGAATCCGCTCAGTGCCTCTTCCACTCTCGACCGGGCCGTATTCTCCGGGGCGTCCACGAGAATGGCTGCCTTTCCGTCACGAAAGAACGAAACGGCAATATCGTTCATGAGGAAGTTCTGAAGGCTTGTGCCTTTCCCATCGATGTTGTGGACATCCTGCCCCAACATCGAGGCCGTTTCCTCATCAAGTCTTATGGGCTTCGACAACGCCATCGATATCCACGTCGAGATTACTGGCTCGAAGAGATTGAAGTAACGAGAGCGCAGGGCCCTGATGCGACGAATCTTCTGACCAACAGTCTCAGATACTCCTGACATCGGATCGGTCGATGCCGCCTGATTCGAGAACTCGAGCTCGTGCGGCCAAAGATACTTCTGGCCGATGAGCTGTTGGCGGTCACCTTCATAAAGAACGCGATAGGTCTCTAAGGCTTCTTCGCTCTCTTCGTACTCTGGATGATCGTAAAACTTAATGCCCATGCTACAAACTCGCTCCTAGCGGCCTTGTGTAATCATAAAGACCATCAATCTTAATTCCTTTAGAGAGCTGGAACAGGCAGTATGTGCAAGCATCTGCGTAGTGAGTCCAGTCCTCGTCCCTCGGTTTTTCTATTTCGAAAGTCCCCTCTTTCAGTGAGCTCTTGACGAAGCTTTGAATGAGTCTCCTGCAGTTTACACTCACGAGGAACTTTTCGTAAGCCATCAACGCCGCCACTCTCTCCAGTCGATGTTTGATCTGCGGGTTCTTCCTATCCGCCAGTATCGAGACATTATAGAAGCCCAAGGAGTTGAGGTAGTGCTGAATGGAGGTGTAGTCACTCCCTGCCGTATGAATGTTCCTGGCAAACCCAGAGGAGTCTCCGAACACTCGAATCGGCGTGGAGCCATATTCCGACGGAGGAAAGAGCGCTGCAAACTCCGCGATGGCATCCATGAGTCCTCGGGATTCTCCTGAGCTCTCCCCTAACGCCACAATCTGATGGGTCCTGGGTGATGCCCAAGTCTTTTGGACCCGGAACTCCTGCATGGCGACCCAAGCCAAGGGAGCCACGTTGAAGTCGAAGGAGAGAAGGATGGGAGCCTCGGGTGTGGCTTCAAAGCCAGCGGTGACATTCCTAGATTCCACGAACTCCCAGTACGCTGAGCCCTTGGTGAACTTGGTGAATATGCCCTTCTCGTAGCTCAAGGCTTTTGCGGGGTCATAGGCGTAAACGTCTCGAATCTTCGTCTTGGCGTAAACTTCCGGGGAGGGCATGAGGTGCTTATTCATCGTGGTCTCTACGATGAACCTGCGGAAATTGCGCTCTTCGTCCACTCTACTGTACGTGCCTCCAGGGCCCGGAATGTCCGCGAGGTCTGCGTACCAGTTGAGGCCTTCTGGCGTTCCTTCTCCCATGCCCTGGCGGACGACGGCCCGTGGG